TTTCTTCATTCGGAAACGCTCTACCGTTACAGAACCTTCGTAACGTAAGTATACGTGTTCCTGTGGCATGATGGAACCAATTTGGTAAACACCTTGAGTACCGAATGAACGTTCAGAGCTGATAGATTGAGCGCGGGCAATCGGAACGTTCTTAATCATAAAGTACACGGTATTTGCCGATTGGACAGTTTGATTAGCTAAACTTGCCATATATTCATTCACTCCTATTATTAAATTTTAGTAGAGGGGAACTTGTCCCCTCCGATTATGCAGACATCTGGTTATCTTTGTAAGATAGGTACACGTTGATGTAGTCTAATCCTTGTGTTGGTTGTACAGCGATGTTGATGATTGCTGTGTTACCGTTGATAACTACTTGGATGTCTTCTGGGCTGTAGTTAACGATTAAGCCATCTACGTTCTTCTGAACATCTAAGAATGACTCGATACGGTTCTTGATGATTGAAGCAGAAGTGTTACGGAGACGAGTTCCGATAAACTCTTCATCAAGGACTGTGCGTAACTCTGTAGTTAAGAAGTCAGAAACCTCTCCTAGAGAGATGCGGTTTTGTACAGGCTCATCGATACGGTTGTAAGATGTTGGGTCAGAAACGATACGGAAAGTTGAACCTTTCGTATTACGAGCGAACTCTGTCATTACTACCCCTGCTGCATCTAATTGGTCTAATTGCTCCCCGATGTATTTCTTACCTAATGACTCGATGTTCATTTTTTTGTAAGTAATCGGTTCACCTACTGCTAGTCCACTTGCTAAACCTGCTACTTGAGCTGCGTACATGTAACCCGGAGCTTTGTATACGCGACCATCAGCCATACGACGAACTACGTCGTCACCTACAACCGCTACACGAGCGTTACGTAAGTTAGATTGACGAGCTTTAAGGCTTTCGAATGTCTCTTCTAAACCGCCACCAACGAATCCGCGTAACTGGTTACCAGAAGTTGATTCAGTGCGTAAGAAGTGTGAAAGCTCTGCATGTACAGATTCACTTGCTGTTAATGGTACAATGTAGTAACCGCCTAAGTCCGCTACTTTAAGGAATGTTTCCGCCCAAGAAGTCTTAGGAGCTTTTGTTTCTCCGCCCGATAAACTAGTAACTGGGATTGTAGCTGGAACCGTTTTAGTGAAATCTACTGCAACAGATACGTAACGGTCATTTGCTAGTGTGTTAGCGATGTCAGCCGCGATAGCTTTAACAGCTAATGGAGCATCTTTCGTCATGTCTTTAGCAGCTAGTACGTCAAGGTATTGCGTTCTAACGTCCTTATAGCCTCCTAGAGAGTTCATAGAAGCTTTAAAGTCTGGTAAGTTAGCAATGTCGTTTACAAGCGCGTTAACGTCCTCGTATACGCCCACTCCTAATTCGTAAGTGCGAACTTCTGTCATTGATTGTGTGTCTGCACCAACCTTTAGGATTAACTTCTCTGCTAGTTTAGTAGTAGCGTTTACTTTTACCTCGATGTTACCTTTTTGTGCGCCTGTATATGTAATATTGAAGATGTTACCAATATTGTCGTATACTTTCTCGTAACCTACTTTTGTGAAGTAGACACCTACACGTTTAGCACCCGTAATAGCGTTATCCATTAATTGAACTTGGATGTTGTTCGCGTCTGCACCATATACGTTAGATGTAAATGTTAATCCGCTAGATACTAATGATGCTTGTTTCGCTTCATCTACACGTACAGCGTAAATCTTACCTGCTCCACCTACACCTGCTGCTGGATTCCAAGCCATCTCGATAGCGTCTACTAATTCTCCGCTTTGGAATGCGCTACGAGCTTGAGCTAAGTTTGTTAACTCTACTGGTTCTAATGGTTTGCCATCTGTAGCTGAACCAAGAATGATGACTGGTTTTTCACTTTGGGCATTTGCAGAACCTAAAGCTGTTGAGTCCAAGAACACTTCGGTACGTGGACGTTTTCTATTGAAACCATATGAAATTGCCATATATGTAATCTTCCTTTCCTATGTATGTTTATTTTAAATTAAAATGCTTCTTGAGATTATCTAAGAAAATTAATTCATCTCTTTGATAGTGTTGTCCATTCATTAATGCCTTGAATCCAGCCAATTGAGTGTCACTTAAATCGTATAAGTGTTTCGCAGTTTGGATGAATGTATCAATGTGGACGTAGGGTTTAAGCGGTTCTACTTTCGTCTTCTTTACTTCTTTAGCTTCCTTTTCCACTATGAAACCTCCAATCTATTAATTGAATTTACTATTTATTAAAAGTTCCTTAATCTTATTTTCAATCGGAACGTCTAAACTGTAAGATGTAACGTACTTGATAATGGTTTCTCGTCCGTATAGGATTTCTGGAGAAGAGCCATCAGCACCGTCACCTGTTTTGATTTCGTCTATTTGACCGAACTTTACACCTTGTAACAGGTTGTTCGTATGCTCTTCTGCTGTACTTCTCATGTAGATGAGTACTGCTTTAAGCAATAAATCTAGGCACCTTACTGTATTCATGTTGGTAGAGAGTACTAGAACTGAATAATATTCTGTTGTAGTGAAACCAGAGCGGATACCAAACTCGTCTTTACGGTTCGGATTTTCTGATTCTGCTTCATACCACACAGTGAAAGGTTCTAAATTTTCAAACACCGGATTGTAATCGAAGTACATTCTATTTCCCACATACTCAAGTTCACCACTGGAGAATGTAATACCCGTTACGCTATCAACATCTGCGATAGGCTTACTAACCTCTAAATACATTTTTCCGTTCGTTTGGTCTACTGTGATTGTGGATTGTTCGGATAATAATCCTCTTGATGGAGCGCCATATGTACTTTCTTGGTTACCGATACTAGTGTGGGATTCTTCTCCCTCTCTAAGTCCGATATAAATGGCTCCTCGAAGCATTTGTTTATCCTGCGGCATTGTGTATACAATAGGTATTTCCGGGGGAGCCGGGTTACGTTTTTCGTCATATACATAAGCCTTGATAAACGCTTCTCTTACGGTTGGTTGAACCTCTTTTAATAGTTCATCTATAATATAGCGGTTCGTCAACAAATTCCCCAGAGTACTTTCTATCTGGGTATATAGGTATGTATCAATACTAGATAACAAATTTTATCCTCCTTTCTAAACTCTAAACACCGTTCTTCATATTCCACTTCATAAGCCTGTTAACGTTCGATACGAAGGTTTTAGAAGTGTTGTTAACGGTTACCTTACCTCTGTTCACAATCCAGCTACTAGCAGGTGATTTATCTGATACGGTACGAAATGCTACATAGTCATGTCGATTATTTCCCACTTTAATCTTCGTGATGTTGTTAGAAGTAGGAGTGTAATTTAACATACCTGCATCAGATGATTCTCTCTTATCGTACAAGTAGTCGGATATAACAGTTTTACGTGTGTTCGGTTGGATATCGATAGCCCGTAGTTGTTCGTACATCCTACGTGACATACCTCTTGCTTTCCTTCTGATTGGAACTGTAAGGTACCATCCGCCATTCTTACTTGTTTTACGCTTGCTGCTTTGCGCGAAGTAAGGCTTAAGGTCGATGACACCCATAGAATCCAATCGTTTTTCTGTTACTTGCAGGTACTTAGGCTTTCTTTTAACTTCCATACCTTGCGGTTTACTCTTAGCGATAGCTTGTGCGGTTTCATCGAGAACCTGATTACTTAAATTATTTCCCAGATTGGTAAGAGCTTTTTTCATCTGTGACTGACTCTGGAAAATTCTAGGTCTTCTATTGTTCTTCCTAACCATTCTTAACCAATCCCTTTGAAGAACCCGTTTAATCCATCTGTGCTAGGTTTACGCTTCGCATCGATGATAGTATCTACTTCCTTATTATTAACGCCAACTTCGAATGCTTCTTTCTCGATGAAAATATCCTCACGCTTTAGTAACAGCTTTTGAACTGCATTGTGTTGTGAGTAATCCATATCTCGTACATATCGATGTTCTTTCAATAGGTCAGCTACTAGATATCGCAATGTAGTGTCGATATTAATCGATATGTTGTATCCGTCTAGATGCTCTTTAGGGAAGAATAGATTCTTGTTGTAATCTACCGTGTAATCTTGTCCCTCTAATAGTTCACCTTTCATAGATGTAACGAACTCGATTTTCTTCACATCATAGACCATGAAGAATCCATGCTTTATACGATTAGGTGAAGCGTCAAAAATGAATGACTGTGATATAACAGCTTTAGGGACTGTGATTCTATCACGGAATGCGATTCTTGTTTTTCTTTCTGGTGTACCTATTGCGGAACCAGTATCGATTAATCCTAAGTCCCCGTTGAATACACCTTTCTCTTGGGATTGAATCATCATACCTATTTCTCTAGCAGGTAGGTAGGCAATCCCTCTACCATGACAAATTTTACAACTCTGTTGTGGTTGTCTTGTTGCTCTATCCCGGCAAGGACATAAATAAGATTTCTCCCATATCACACGTTGAGCAAAGTTGTCAATATGGCTATCTAAGTCAGCTATTCTGTGTGTAGCCTGTGCGGTAGCTTGCAACATATACGGTTTATCCGCCATACTCTACCTCCTCTCTTAAATAATTCCTAAGTTAACTCCGTAGTAAGATTTCAATCCATCTACTAATTCTTGAATATCTCTATCTAGCTGCATGATATCGGCTGATGCTCCACCATACATAGCAGATTGAGTTGTATCAATGTGTTGTGAAATTCCATCGATACTGATGTCCATAGACGCGATACCTGCACCTACGATTAAGCGACCCCATTGTTGGAATACTTCTTTTAAAGCAATCTTGATAATGAGTGTCCATAAGTCAGGATGCATTTCCCACGGTTGCGATACACCTCTTCGTTTTGGTGGTAACATACCAGCTACATACTCTACATGGAACATCTGTGGAGCGTAGTTATTACCAACTAAATGTGGAATACCTGCAATCATAGGGTAACCGGAGTATGCTTGCGCTAAATTCATGTTCTGACCCTGCTCTGACAGCATTAGAGTCGGTAGCATCTCTAAGTGACCCTCTAGCTTATAAACCTTCCACCACTTCGTAGGGTAGTTAAAAACAGTTCCTCCACCATACTCTAATGTAACCTTCTCTGCTTGCATGATTGGTCGCTGATGTGTGCGAAGGAACATGAAGCTTTCAAAGTCATTACGGTAGTAATCGTGGTGTTCAGAGTTATATCGAGGGAGAATTACGATGTCTAACTTCTTCTCTGCTTGCGCTACAGCCTGTTCTATTTTAGATTGATAGAACTCATCCGGCATGTATTCACCAGTTCTAGGGTCAGTAACAACAATACCGAAGTGATTCATCTTAACGGCATCTACGGTTAATCCATAGTCTTCTAGTCGGAGTTTTTCAATATCTTCTAGAGAGATTAACTTCTCGTTATTATGCTGATACTGATATCCTCTTTCTTCATTTGTGAACATACACAACCCTACTCCCTATTATTTTTCTTCTTTATCAGCTTTAGGTGCAGCTTTTTTAGGTGCGGCTTTCTTAGCTGGAGCCTCTTTCTTAGGTTCCGGCTTCTCTTCTACTAGAGTGAATCCTTGAACGTGCGCTAAAGCCTTTTCTACTTCTGGTTTAATTTCTACAGCTTCACCTTTCTCATTGAAGGTAATGTCTCCGAAGGCGGATGCTACTGTCTTTCCTGCTAATTGTTCATTTACTAACATAATAAATCTCCTTTATATCGTATTTTTGAAATAAAAAGGAGCAGATTTTTTGTCTGCTCCTATTCAGTTTTTTTATTTAGTTGTCAAAGTACGAACACTATGATATTATCAGGTTAGGGTATGGTAGTTTTTATAAATCGTACCTCCTCAATTAAGAGGTAGGTACGTCTATCTATTAAAACCCTAACTAGTTTTGGTATGTATTAATTAAGGACGGTAAGTAACATCTGCTGCTAGAGCTGGGATGTACTGAACGTTCTTGATACGAACCCATTTCTTAGGAGCGTATAATGCTAATGCGCCGTACCATAACACTGTGAATGTTGTAGTAGCATTCATTTGAGCTAATGGTAGCTTCATCATAGGAAGTAACTCTAGTAAACTAATTACTTGTGGAGTTAATTCACCGATGAATACATCAGTTGTCTCAGGGATTACTTGGTTACGGTCAACGAATGTGATTACACCATTTTC